GTAATTGCTTTGATCCATCAGGCAAATTTCCAAAATGCGGCTCAAGCTAGAAGGTGGTTCGCTGCTCATCTCCCTGAAGCTTTTGCCCTCCTCACTACCCCTTTTTCATGACCTTGGAATAGCCATGCTCAGGAGCACCTGAGATATAGCGGTCTTGAAAAAAAATGCTATAATAAAAATAGAGTAGCCTAGCAAATTGCAGGATATTTTTTCTATGCCGGGGCGATGGCGGAATCGGCAGACGCAACAGACTTAAAATCTGTCGTTGGTAACAACGTGAGGGTTCGACCCCCTCTCGCCCCACTGGTATCTATCTCTTGTCTCAAAATCACATTTATGGTGATTGAAAGAGACAACAGAAATGAATACAGGCGGTTTCCCCCAACAGACTACACTCAATTTCCTGCAAGATGATTACTTATTGATTTGGGTGGATGCGTTCTTAAGAGACAGGCGGGCAAGAAATCTAACTGCGGGGACTGTAAAGTTTTATCAAGAAAAACTCCAGCCATTCACAAATTACTGCGAAGCACACGCAGTAAAACAAATCTCGCAAATTACATCCACATTAATAAGGGAGTTCTTATTGCATCTGGATGACAGGGGCAACAATCCGGGTGGGATACATGCCTGCTATCGAAGCCTCAAGGCATTTCTGAATTGGTATTGGGATGAGATAGAACCGGATGGAAGAAATCCAATCAGCAGAGTTTCAGCCCCCAAGGTTGACATCGAGCCTCTTGATCCTGCCAATATCGAAGATGTTCGTAAGATGATAAAGTTCTGCGCCAATAACATGGTCGGCAAACGTGACAAGGCAATGATGCTATTCCTGCTTGATGTCGGTGTTCGTGCATTTGAATTGCTCGCAATCAACTTGGATGAGATTGATGTTCTAACGGGGGAAGTATTCATCAGAAAAGGCAAAGGTCGAAAACCGCGAACAGTGTTCCTTGGTTCAACTTCCCTGAAGTCAGTCAGGCAATATCTCAAACTAAGGAGGGACAACTGCAATGCTCTTTGGATTTCAAAGGACAAGGAACGTCTTACCTATTGGGGGTTAGTAGAAGTGATGCGCCGACGTTCGGAACAAGCCAAAGTTCCAAAACCAAGCATCCATTCGTTTAGATATTTCTTTGCGCTCACATCTCTGAGAAATGGCATGGATGTATTCTCTCTACAAAAAGCAGGGGGATGGGCAAGCATGGCAGTGATGAGGAGATATTTGAAACAGGTGGATTCGGATGTCGAGACGGCGATGAAGCGATATAGCCCTGTGGACAATTTAACCTAGTACGGGAACTAGGACTCCCGGCTGTTTTGGTTTAGGTTGTGGATGAGTTCCTGTGTCAACTTTTGCCTGTTCACCTCCCACAATGCCTGGTTGACCAATTTCCGATCTTCGTCTGACAGGCTCTTCAGATATTCTATCTGCTCCTCGATAGTCATCTCCAACAATTGCTTTATAAAGTTCGGGTCTAAATTTGCCATAACGAACTCCTTCTCAATCCATTAACTTAGTCTCATCGCCAATCGTAATTAATTCCCGTCTGATTTATTGTATTGGTAAAAAACCGCTGGCATAAACCATGCAATTAAGACCCAAACGAATTTGAGAAACCATTCAAATCCTGTGGACGACTCAAGGCTTGGACTGACAACATAGTTGGCCCAAAGAGTCCAGACAATAAAAGCCCCCGTTCCCCAGCCAAGTCTCCAGCTACGCTCATTCTCCGATGTTAGATGACTTTTCCGTTGCTTGGGGTCTTTTATCCAAACCAACTCGCCGGTATCTATCGCATATAAAACTTGGATTAGAACATCGTCACTTTCTTCATGTAACCAAGGCGGTATATGTGGATTGGCTTTGCTAACCATTTCAGCTAAGATTTGTTCTGGCGGACGAGTAAATCCATACACATCATCGTAACTTCCATCGTCTTTGTGTTCATCTTTCATAGTGTATACTCCTCAGAGTCTATATCTTCGGAGTATACACGGAGATTGGGTCTATTGACAGTCTCCTACATAATCCCCATGAACCCAACCTTGCTTTTCCTCATACGATACGAATATCCAGTTCTCGCTTCTACCTCCCAAGTCAGTAAGCGTTACGTCATTTGGTAGTGGCATAATTGGGTAATTTTCATCGCTTGCTGATGGGCGGAGATATACAGCGACTTCTGCATTGACACACAGGTTCACAGGGACAGACGTTAACAGAGGGGTATTTGTAATCTCAACAATAAAGGGCGTCTGTGTAGGTAATGGTGTTTCTGTCGGCAAGGTCTCCAAACTGGTTGGATGCGGCGTGACTGTCCAACCTCGTAACTGCCATTCTTCTGCTGGAGTTCCACACGCCACGCTTGCAAACACCAACACCAAAAACATTACAATAAACTTTCTCATGGTCTCTCCTTATTTCTTACGGCACGTGCCGTAAGATTTTCTTTTTGTCATATGCGTGTTGTCGGTGGCGATTGTCAAAATATACTTTATCGGGATGCGTTGTTGTAAACTCCCACCCACATCCACAGGCACAGACTTTTGTCACCAGTTGACGACGAACGCCGGTAAACACTGGAAGACCACCCGCTTCTTCTGATTCTAAATAAAACACGGTATGACAACGAGGACATTTCTCGCGCGTACCCACTGCTGAAAAGACTGACGCTGCCAACTTTAGAAACTCAAAAGTATCCAAGTCGGCATGGCATATAGGGCAGGCAGGTGGGCGAATTTCTTTGTTCATTTCTTATTCTTTGTATAGCGCATTCTGGTTGACTTCTTCGGGTTGTACCCTTTAACGGGCGTAGCGGCAGGGGGGCTGACTGGGGGTGTAGCAGGTTCATCTGCTGGAACTGTTGCAGGCAGGATATTTTTGCCATTCCACATTTCATCGAGATTCGGAATCAGGCTCTTAATGCCGACACGCTTGACACGTTCCATGAAGGACTCCCCCACCTCGCCATCGTCAGTCTTGCCAATGATCAACAGACCCAGAAAAATTAGGGTGGGGATCAGCGGCACACCCCACGAAACCAAGAACTGAATTGAAGCAGGCTGTGATTCGAGACTGTTCTGGACTACGAATCCATCAATGACCTGGCAGAAGGCAGAAATGGCAAACAGAAACCACTTGAAAGCCTGAGCCGCCTCGTTCTTCTTAACTGACGGCAGGAAGTGCAGAGCAAGCAGTACACCTTCAACCAACATGGCACTGACCTGACCGAACAGAACTTCAAGCCCTGTGTAACCAAAAACCACAGACGGAGCAAAGACAGTCATTACTTGAGCAGTCTTGAAATATAGCATTATGGCGGCGACCAGCATTGCTAAATCCAAGACTCGATCCCAAATTGTTTTATTGTGCATTTTTATCTCCTCCCAAATACAATCGTATCATTTTTGTTATATACCCCCGACATCGCGTGGTACTTTCCCTTATAGAACTTGCCTACCGAAGTTGCAGTATAGGCATCTTCTCCCTTGGTTACTGCCTCCAGCCTCACAACAGCCTCTTTGGTTAGTTCTCTCTTGTATTTGACCCCAAATATCTGGTAGTAAATTTTGTTGAACGTTCTTTGGCTAATCACTCTCTCCTCCTTACTTCTTAAACATGTTTGGATAATTTAGGCGGTGTAAACCTTTCATTCCCACTGCCTTGAACACTGCTTTGTCGTGGGCAAAAGCAGCACCTTCAGCGGTCAGAAAAGACCCTATGTAAACACCCTTCCCCTTGATCGAAGCATATGCTTTGAACTTCCCAACATTTTTACTCACCCCTTTCATGTGCTTGGGCCTGCCTGCCTTTACGATCTTCAAGACTTCTAAGTTGGAGCGGCGATTGTTCAGGGTGTCGAATGGGTCTTTATGAGTGGTTAGGTGTCCATCTGGAGCAGGCAGGATGTCTTCGTGCATAAAAAATATGTGTCTGTCTCCTTTGAGGTCTCTGACCGCCCTAGCCGCAAACCACTGACCTTTCCTGCGCTTGGCGAACCAAAGCCGATGTCTCATAAGTCGGTAGTAATCTGCATCGTCTACAACCGCCACCTTGCCGTATGTCAATTCTATTGTCTTCATGGCATTTTCAAATGAGAAAGTTTATACAAAGACACCCACGCTACGGCAGTCGTAACTACGTACACTAACATTACAATTGTTACTAACATTTTATCCTCCAGTTCCTCCCCCCCCCCCACATTTAATTATCCCACAGTGACAGAAAATGTTTTTAAGCCTTCCATCGATTGTTTCTGCTTCCACTCATCTATCGCTTTCAGGCAGGCTTCAATACTGGTGAACTGTTCCCTGACAGGGTGGAACTTCTGATCAGATTTATATTTCGGATACTTTTGTGCCTTGAACGGCTTGTTGATGGGTTGAATATTCATCGGTTTCATGTCTTTCTCCTTATGCGGGTTGAGCTATCATTGATTGTGAAGAGTGCATATCAATCCACTCCCTTTCGGCTCTGTGGTAGGCTTGGATTCTTTTATCAAAGTCTTTCAGCCCGCTGAATTGCTCCATAACAGGGTGGAAGCTCTGAGTGGGATCGAAAGCCGTAACCGCTTTTTTGGTGGGAGGGGGGGCGGCGAAACGGGGGGTGGGTATGGTTACATCAGGGCTGTAGGCTTCTTCCTGTTTGTTTTCATTGTCAGGGATGGCAACCGCGTGAGCGGTTTCTTCTACGGTTACAACAGGGATGGCTTTCTTGGGAGATTTTTTAGCTTTTACTGCTTTCTTCTCTGAAAAATTTCCTTTATTCATCTCTATTAGATTCTCTTTTATACTCTCTTTGTGGGACTCTGTGACCCTAGTGCTGGACTTAGAGTCCCTAGTCTTGGACTTAGAGTCCCTAGTAATTGTTCGTTTTATTTTCTCTGGAACGTTCCATTCTTTCGTGTTTACGTTGGGTATATAGTGACTGGTGTCTCTGGTGTTTTTCCCCCTGAATACACAGACAATCATGTGCCATTCCTCCAAACTTTTGAAAGACCTGTCAATTGTCTTTTCGTTGAGGTGGAAAAGGGTAGCCAGAGTAAGCGCAGAAGCAGTGAATTTCTTGTCCTCGTACTTTGATCTGCGGACGATCTCGCCATACACAGCCATATCAATCAGGCTCATCCCTGCTGGTAGTCCCTCAAATAGTGGCGTATAGCTGTTTCCGTTGTAGGCAGAATTCTTTTTGGTTTCCCTTGTCGTATTTTTCCCCGTAGTGACTTGTTTTTTCATCTTATATCTCCCGTACTCCTTTTGGATTTGGCGGGGCGGGCAACATGGAGTCTATGCGTTCAGATGAGTAGCAACCTCATCCTAGCCCGCCCCTTCGTTAATTCTATATAATTTTAATCGCTGTGATGGGTCAAAATCAAGTCTTGTCAAGGGTTTTATGAGAAAACTTTGAAAAATTCATACAATTAGTACAATTTTTAGTGTGCTTTTTGTTTGTTTTGTTGGTTTTAGAACAGATGGTTTTGTAAGCGTTACCACTTGATGCTTATCTTGCCACCCCTGACTTCTACAACCCCCGCCTTCTCTAGTTCGTCTACGCCTGCCTGTCCTGCTTTCCTGCCTAGACCAAGGCGTGTGAATATTTTGCGGGGGCGATAGGGAAAGGTGACGAAATTCTGCCTTAGATCATCATATTCAATGCTTTCACATAGAACGTGATAAATCTGAATGGCTTCTTTGGAAAGCTGTGGGATTTGCTGGGTAAAAGTATCTGGTGTCCAATGAAACATTTTGTTTCCTCCTACTAATAATCCTATCATTAACCCATCTCAACTTCCACTCACTTTTTGTAAATATCTTGCTGACCCAACCCGTTACAATTAAGTTAGATAGAAAAACGATTCAGTGGGAAGTAACCCGTTACAAGATTATGCGTTTGGAGGAAAATGAGTTTACTGAAGACTTGGCGAGATTATCCAAGAAAAAAGGAAAAGTTGATAATTGTGGGGATGAATCATCACACCAGAGATGCAACCCCTTGGGATGATCCTGATGCCGAAATTTGGATACTCAATGAAATGTATCACTATCCCTTCACAAAACGATGGGATCGCATGTTCCAAATTCATCAACGCTGGGACTTCATGCGGACAAATAATTTCAATGACCCCAACCATCCTTACTGGCTTCAAAACATCAAAGGTGTCTGCCATTTTTGTAACGGTGAGGGCAGGGTCATTCTTGCAGGAAAAGAAGGCAAGTGCCCTGAGTGTAAAGAAGGCATATATACCCCGCCTTCTGATAGAGAGGGCAGAATCATCTACATGCAGGAAGCATGGGATGACATACCCGGAGCAGTTAAGTTCCCGATGGATGAAGTAACTGCCATATATTGTCAGGATGAAATTCCATACTTTACCAGCACTATCAGCATGATGTTGGCATTGGCATTTCTGATGGAATATAGGGAAATCAATCTCTACGGCTTTGAGATGGGAACCGGGACTGAGTATCACTATCAAAGGGTGTGCGCTGAATATTGGGTGGGATATGGAAGGGGCAGGGGAGTGAACATTACCGCTCCTGGTGCAGACATTCTCAAGGGAGCACTGTACGCCTATGAGAATTTACGTACAGGCTTTAGGCAACAGTTGGAGATGCGTAAGGGACATCTTGAAACTCAAATCAAAGAAGCTGCACACGTCGCCGCTATTGCTCAGGGAAAGGTAGAAGGGTTGATGCCATTACAGGATCACCCTGATGTCAAAGAACTTTATCAACAGGCATTTGATGTTCATTACAAGACCAAGAGTTTCCTGAACTTTCTCAATGGCACGCTCAAGGAAGTGGAAAATATGGTGGGCTTGTATGATACCTATTTTATTGAAAACATGTCCAATGAAAAAGGTGAGGCGATGCCCTACAAACAGGCAACCAAACACATTGGGTTAATGTATCAGATGGGATAGGCTGCAAAACAGGCGGGCAACAGGTCATTATTCATAATTTATTCACAAGGGGAGAGTCTACTCAGACTACAAAGAGGAGAAATAAAATGTCCGAAGAAACAATCGAAACGACCGAGGAAGAAGAGACTGTTGAAACTCAGGAGCAGGATACGACTGCTGAAAAAATGCTCAAACAATCCGAAGTCAATAAGCTGTTAGCCAAGGAACGCAAGTCTCACGAAATCAAATTCAACACCCTGAAATCCAGCTTTGATGCCTTCAAGAAAGAAGTTGAAGACAAGGAAGCCGAAGCAGAAGAAGCGGCAAAGGAAAAGGTTGAGAAGTTGCGCAATGGACTGCCAGAAAACATTACCAAATTGTTGGATAAGCTGAGTCAGCAAGAACAACTTGAATGGCTTAGTGACCCAACTAACAAACCGGAGAGAAAGACCATTCCCCCACTCCCTGACCCCACTGCACCTAAAGGCAAGGCAAGGAAAGTGGAAAGGGTAGTCTAATCTCCACAAGGAGAAAATAAGAAATGACTGATATTACCAAGTCGGGCACTCCGGGTCTTGATCCCGTTTCTGCCCAACGCTGTGTGATGATCTCAGAATTGTTTAGTGGGGACAGTTTTGATTTTCTTGCTACTGTATATATTGATACGACAGGCGCAGTCAAAGCCGCACATGCAGACTCAACGGGTTTATTCTACGATGGGTTTGCGAGCGTGGCGTGTGACTCTGTTGTTGGACATCCTGTTACCATCATTGGTCAGGGTGCGATCATGGAATGGATTGATGCGGCTGATTCAATTCTGCCCGGTACGTTCCTCTATGTAAACGCTGCTGGTGGTTTGGCTGATGCCGTTCAAGACGGTGAAGCAACCGGCCCGCTCGCTGAAGTCCCTGTCGCAAAAGCAATTACTGCTACAGAGATTATCGTTATTAAATAAGGGAGAGCAGACATGACTAAAATTGTAGGAACCTACTCTCTCGAAGACCTGCTCGCTCAAGAGCACAACTCTGCCGCAGATTTCGGCTTTGATGCGATTGCCAAGGCAATTCAAGATGAAGTCAATTTCCTGAATGGTCAGGTTGCAGAACAGATGAGCATGTTCTGTGAAGAAACCTCTGATGCCCGCCGGGTGTGGGGCACGTCTGAAAACATGGATATGAAAGAAGTGGACGAATTGGGGGTGGCTCGCGGTCAGCGTCCATCCAGCGGTTTGGAATTGGGCTTCCCTCTGCGGAAGTTCTCAGTGACTACCGGCTTTACAAATGACTGGCTGGAACGTGCTTCGGTGGCCGATGTCGCTAAACGTGCTTTGGGGCGCATGGGCGCATATAAGAAACGTGTACGCGATGAAATCAAGTTCGGTGTTTTCAACAATGCCAACTATAACTTCACCGACTTTCTGACAGACAATACGGCTGTAGCGGTCAAGGCATTTATCAATGCAGACTCCGCCCTGATCCCCAACAGTCCTGACGGTGCTACCTTTGCAGGCGCATCCCATCAGCACTATGTGGGAACGGTTGATGCCGCTCTCGCCTTCGGTGATATTGATCTTTTGCTCGCAAACGTGACGGAACATGGCAACATGAAACAGGTTCATCTTGTTATCAACGAAGCCGATGTCGCTACGTTGGTGGCGTTGACCAGTACTAAGTTCGTCGCCCTGACCCCTGTGTCGATCATCACTGGTGCAGGCAATGCCGTTCAGCAAGGTGACGTGAACGATGATCCCGCCAATAAGCTGGTGGGATATTGGGCAGGCTACCCTGTCATCACCCGCAGTTGGTGTATTGACAACTATTATGTAGCTGTCGCCCTCGATGCCAACGGTCAGAAGCCGCTGGTCTATCGTGTGGATAAAGTGGCAACCATTCGTGGTCTGCGCTTGATGCCTGAAATGAACGCTCATCCGATGACCGCTCAAATGTGGGAAGCCGTCTTCGGCGTTGGTGCGTGGAATCGTTCGGCTGTCGCTGTCCTGTACAGTGGAGCACAGACGACCTACACCAAACCAACACTGATCCGCTAAATAAGAGTAGGGGGCGATGGTTCAGACTGTCGCCCCCTCTTGTGAGGGAACTATATGACCCTACAAAATTACATTGACGGCACATACGGTCAATTAAAGACTCAACTGGCGTGGTCAGACAGCACAAACATTGCCACCATCATCACCAAGACTCTTCAACTCTATGGGGTGGACGCAGAAGAGGATGCCACTGATGAAGTCAAGCTGGAAGCCCTCGCTGATTATGCTGTTTGGCGTCAGGCTCTCGCTGACATCTCATTGGATGTGGACTTCTCTGCGGACAATCGAAGTGTTAAACGCAGTCAGGCAACGGAGTCGGCACGAAAGAACCTATTGGCGGCAGAGAATGTCGCCTTGATTTATTTACCCAACTATGCCATGACCATCCACGAAGACGACGCTAATGCAGATTGGTGGGACAGTTAATGAGAAAGATAACGGCAGGTGAATTGGCTCGTATGAAAGCCACAACGTTGGAAACACTCAATGATGAGTGCAGTTTGTATGCTTATGTTGGCACAGCCGACTCCCTGCATGAGATAGTTGACGCTTGGGACACTGGCACATTCAATGTTGCCTGTGGTTTTATGGAAACATCAGAGTATCGTGATGAAAGGGGTGAGATCGTTGTTTTGAAGGCTGATGCAGTGCTCGCCCTGCCCCTGACTCAAACGCTCGCTCTGAACGCTAAAGTGGAAATACGCAATAAGACCTATGCAGTGGATGGGATTACCCCTGGCTACCTGGTGCAAATTGCGGGATTGGTGGAACGTCGTGTCTCTTCCTAATTTTGGGTTTGACAAACTCAATGTCCAATTACGGTCTCTAAAAGGTTTATCTCCTCATTCCATGTTGGCAGGGGCTTTAGTGTTGTTGAAGTATTCTATGGATAACGCTCCGGTAGAGACCGGCTTTCTCAAGAATAGCGGGGAAAGCCACGAGACGGAAAAAGGTGCAGAGATGATATTCCATACTGATTATGCCTACCACGTTGAAATGGGAACATCCAAGATGCCCGCCCAGCCCTACGTCCGCCCGGCTGCTGACGAACACGAACAAGATATTGTAAAAGCGGTTGGGAAGCAGATCGAAAAGGATATGAAGGCTAGGATCAAATGACGATTGAAAATGATGTGGATACTGTACTAAGTGGATTGGGGACGGTCTATCCATTGTCCATGCCTGACCAGAACGCATCACTGCCCTGTACGGTCTATCAGTTTATTTCAGCAGCCCCCTTTCGCTCACATTCCAGCAAAATATTGTCAAGACGCAGGTTACAGATTTCCTGCTGGGCAACAACCTATGCGGCGGCAATTACGCTGTCGGAGTCTGTCAAAGCGGCTTTCGATTTGAATCAAACTAATTTTAAGCTGGCAACCCACGAAGATGAAAGAGATGGGAAGGAAGTAGAAACCGGACTGTCTCGCAAAATATTGCAGTTTTACGTGTGGGCTGACTAGGAAGAAATACACATGCTTGAAAGAGCAGTAAATTACATAAGGAGACGATCTAATGACTGGTGAAACCAACTACGGAAGTACACTTACCAAAGGCGGGTCGAGTATTGGTGATTGTATTGTTACGGATTTTCCCGAAATTTCCACTGGCAAGATTCCATCAACATCCCATTCTTCGGGCGGAAAAACTGAATTTATTCCCAGTGGTTTGATAGATGCGGGCAACATTACCCTGTCTGTAAAAGTCACTGATGGAGTTCTGGACGCAATGAACACTGAGATGGAAGCAAAAACCATTTCTGAGTGCATCGTTGCTGATTCTGTGGACACAATGACGTTTGATGGATTTTATCAGTCTATCAAAAAGGAATCTGCCGACGCTCAGAACCCCAACCTACAGAAGGTTACGGTTGTTATTGTGCCTACAGGCGGAATTACAATAACTGATACCGTTGCGGGCGACTGGTGGGATTCAGCAATTGCTTTGTCGGTTCTTCCTGCTGATATTGCATTGACTCATCCCGACACAGAACAACTGGTTGTTAGGGCGATCATGCCGGATGGCCGGGCAATCACTGTTGCAGCAGCAGACCTGACATTCTCAAGTTCTGTGGAAGCCGATGCAACAGTTTCAGCCGCGGGGTTGATAACGACTGTCTCATCGGGTGCTACTGTAATTCACATCACAACGACCGATGGTGGGTTGCTGGATGCCTATGCTCAGGTAACGGTTACTTAAATAATGATGGTGGGGGTTGGGGCGTGTGCTCTAACCCCCATTTCTGAACGGAGGAGTATTTTATGGCTCGTACAAAAAAGCCCGCTATGAAGATGTTGGGAAGAGATGATTTTCTAAACTTTGAAAAGGAACTCGTGGAAGTCCCCGAACTTGAGGGCAGTGTTTATATTCGAGATTTGGGCGGTAAATCTCTTTTGAAATATAAAGAGAGAATAGATGAACTATCGAAAATAAACCTTGAACTTGATGTTTATAACTCAATTGAAATTATGTCTTTGCTTGTTTCATTAACAGCATGTGACGAAAACGACAATTTAATATTCACTGAGGATGATGTAAAGAAACTCTCCGAAAAGAATTTATTTGTTTTGATGAGGTTATCGACAAAAGCATTAGAGGTTTCAGGGATGAGTCAGAATGTTATTAATGAGGTCACAAGTAAATTAAAAAACGCCCCACAAGACTCTTCTATCATAAGTTAGGGCAGGAACTACATAAAACAGTTGAAGAAATTTATAACCTCCCTGCAAGTGAGATCAATGAATGGGTCGAGTATTTCAGTATTTATCCGTTTACTGCTGACAGACAGGATGCAAGAACCGCCCTGCTTTGTCAGACGATAGCCAACATGAGCGGCAGGACTCTAAAGGATGTCAATTTGAAATCAATTGAAGATTTCCTGCCTGATTACTTGCAGGATAGAAAAGTGGTCATAGAGAAGAGTCTTATGGAACAGCGTAAAGATATGAATGATTTCAAGGTGAAACTATTGGCTGCTCAAGAAGAAGCAGGAAGGAGGTAACTGGTGCTGCTCACGGAATTAGTTGTCCCACTATTAATGGACACATCCAAATTTGATAAGAATGTTGATTCAGCTGGTAAAAAATCAACGGACTTGAAAGATAAATTATTGCAGTTTGGTTCTAAAGCCGTATTAGGCGGCATTGCATTATTAACAACTGCCGTTGTAGCGGTTGGTGCAACACTTAAGAGCGCAGTTGAGGACACCTTTAATTGGGCTAAAGAGTTGGACTCTATCCAAGATATTATGGGAGTCACAAACAAAGAGGCGGCGGCTCTCAATTTTATCCTCAAGAAATCCGGTACTGAAACAACACAACTGACATCGGCTTTTACAATCCTGGAAAAGGGGTTGGTAAATGCAAATGGGGAACTTGATGAGATTGGGAAAAACCTTGATGAGTTTGGAATCTCTGTCTTTGATGCCAACGGAAAAGTGAAGGATCAAGCCAGTTTAATGAAAGATATTTCAGAGAAATATAATTCATTTTCGACTCAACAGGAACGGGTTAATTTCCTTACTGAGATATTTGGTAGAAGTGGGGCAAGCCTCATTGATGTATTTGATACGTTAGCGGCTGAGGGTGGAATAGATAAAGTTTCTGATAAAGTGGAAAAATTAGGTTTGGTTATTGATCCAGCAAAGTACGAAAAATTCACTCGAAATATCGAAGAAATTAAATTAGCATTTTTGGGGATGAGCGTAACGGTTGTTGATGAACTAATGCCCGCTGTTGAGGGATTCTCCGAGTGGTGGGCTACAGATGGAATTAATACATTTACGCAAATGGTTGCATGGTTAAGGGTTTCCATCCCTGAAGCTATCAAGGAATCAGAAAATGGATTTGAATCCATGACCAACACTTGGGAAAATCATGGACTACCAGTAGCAAGTCAATTAATACTTTTATATGAAAATATAAATACGATTTTGGAGAGACTCGATCCGTCTACTGCAAGTGTTGCCGGAAAATTTACCGCATTGGGAGTAGCTCAAAGATTGGCTGTTACATGGGCAACATTGGTTAACTCATATCTTAAGATTTTGGAAACAAGTCTCGACTCGGTTAACAAGGTTTTATTTCAAGCGATTTACCTGTGGGAGAAATTAGCTAGCGTGTCAAATATTGGAGGAGCGTCCCTTAATATAACCAATTCAGGGCAGGGCGCAAGCGGACGTGCAAGCGGGGGCAATGTCATAGCGGGGCAGGCATACAACGTTGCTGAGTTTTTTTCACCAGAGCGATTCGTGCCGTCTGTAAATGGTCGTATTGATAAGATGGAGGAGAGACCAATTATTGTTGAAATCGACGAAAATAAAATAACAAGAGGGGTTGTTCAGGGACTTCAGAAAGTTTTGGTGTAAATGAATATATATCCAAGTGTTTTCGTTGAACGTTACATTAATGGAGATTGGGATGATATATCCTCATTTATTGTCAGTGATATAAAGGGGGAATTAGGGTTTACCTACAATGACCCATCCGAGAGACTCTCTAATAGCGGATACATAAAATTTGTTGTGAATAACGAGTCAGGTAATTTTACTCCTAACAATAATTTTCAAAAAGGAACACCAATTAGACTCAGAGTTGTTAGCGGTGTAAGCAAAACAAAATTTTTAGGGAGAATTGACACAGCCCCGATTGATGCAGGTGCATGGGGTAATCAGCATATAGTTGTAACCTGTTTGGATTGGTTTGATTTTGCGACCAATTACCCTCTAGTTACACCCGCCATGCAAACAACCAAGACCATAGATCAGGCGGCCACAACAATAGTTGATGGGATGCCAATACAACCAGAGGGTAGGGATTTTAGTACAGGTGATGAAGTATTTACTACAGTGTTTGATGACGTTGGAAAAAATACAACTGCCTATGGTGAATTAAACAAATTACTGTTAAGTGAGATGGGCTACAGCTATCTAAAACAAGGTGGGGCTACATTAGTAATTGAAAATAATGGTTTTAGGAATGGATTGAGGGAACTGGCAGTTTATCCAATTCAGGATGGGAGTGCATTACTCAAAACAGACGGTTTCTATTTGAGAAAAATAGACGGTGGAAAGATTCTGCTAAACCAATCTTCTGATGCAATATTTGATAATAGTCAAACAGATTTACAGATAACGCATGGTAAAAACTTAATCAATCAAGTCTCAATTAGAGCATTTCCAAAATTTACAGATACGTCTCTAATTAACTTGTACAAATTAAACTCACCACTTAAGATTACTGCATTGGGTTCAATTACCATTAAATCAAGTTGGACGAATCCAATTGGGGGAGATGCTCTTAATGCTACCAATGTCCAAACACCATCATTTAATTTCAACTCTAAAAAAGATGGTTCTGGTACTAACCTATCGGCTAACATTACTTTAACTCCTACGGTGGGAACAGAATCGGGTAGTTATATAGTTAGTAATTCTGGTGCTAAGGGATGGCTTAGGACATTTACGATTCAGGGTTATGGTATTTACAGAACAGACCCAGTAGAGGTTTTAGTAGAGGATACAGATTCACAAGATGATTATGGAGTCAATCAAACTAGAATTGACCAAAAATATCAGGATCAAATAGAGTCTGGTATTAACGAAGCAAACAAAATATTGGATGATGAAAAAGAACCAAGAAACGTAGTCGATAAAATTAGTTATTTGGTTAACTCAAGTCAAGAAAATTTTAACTCATTTATGTATCTTGATATTGGAGATATGATAAATGTTAAAGAGGATAAACCCGCCTCGGATGCTTATTATTATATTCAGGGACAAAAATTCAAAATTGAATTGGGAGGAATAATTATGTGTGACTATGTTATTAAAGACACCTACTCATTTAAGAAGGGTTTGAGTCCAATAGCTCTAAGATTTAGTTCTGAAACAGGATCAAAAAATGCTGTTAACTTTGGGACAATGCCAAGACTCAGTAACCTAACAAATAAAACCATCTCATGTTGGGTGTATGTTCTGGGAGCCGCACCCTCAACCGCCCCAATTGTCTCGAAATGGAATGGGGAGGACGGTTATGCTTTTTGGCAGAACAATGGTGCATCTAGGATTATGTTTGTAACGAGATGGACAGGCGTTACTGCTCAGTGGCAGGTAACAGCGGCGGCATTACAAGCTGTTATTAATCAATGGGTTCATTTAGCTGTAACCTATGACAACTCCAGTACATCTAATGACCCAATAATTTATCTTAATGGAAGTTCACAATCTCTAACGGAGGTTGTATCACCATCGGGAACGGTAGAGGATGATTCACTTGAAAACTTTATATTGGGTAATAACCTATATCCAAGTTTTGAATTGTCTTACAGACTCAGGTCATTAATAAAGGATGTGAGAGTCTATAACAGAATTCTAACCCCAACCGAAATAAGCACCATAGCAAACAATGAAAATGATTACACAACTGTTAATGACTCATCGTTATTGTTTCAGGGTGTTGGAGTAAAAACAGAGCGATTAGCTGATTATATAGATAATCCAATTACTCCAGATATGAAACTGATAGACAATATTTATGGGGCAAGGGGCGATGCAACCTATGATACATCTAATCCAGATTATCAACTCAAGGGAGCTACTCCCGATGATACAAGTTACTAAGGAGAAATAAAATGGCTGATGAGTCAATTCTTGATTTAACACAGACAACAACGTTAGAATTAACAGACCTACTCTATGCGGCATATGATGTTAATGGTACTCCAGTAGATAGGTCTATTACCTATCAATCACTACTAACAAACCTAAATGCTGATTTAGATATTCCATCCGGTGAATGGAATGAGGTTACTGATACTTGGACGCGAACAGGTAATCATACTTTTACTATTTCTGGAGATGTAACGGCAACCTATAGTAAAAACAAAAAGATAAGATACCGAGATGGTGGAGCAGATGAATACGGAGTAATACTGTCTTCGTCCGAATCTGCGGGGACAACAACCATTCGACTCATGCCAAATTCAACATATGCAATGGCGGCAACGACCATAACAGACACTTATTTGAGTAAAATTGAGAATCCTGATGGGTGGGATACTAATTTTGATTATGGAGTTTGGACACCGACTCTAACTGATCTAAACTCAAATACCAGTAGTTTGACAGCTATTGAGTCCCAATATCATCGTGTTGGTGATACCGTACAGTGTAGTGGTGTTTTTCAAGCAGACGCAATAGCCGCGACGCTGGTTAGTTTTAGAATGAGTCTTCCGTTTTTTACTGCTGTGTTTGATTCATCGACAACAAGATGCGGAGGAACATTATCAGACGGTAGTGCTGTTATCTCTGGTCGTATCGGGCCGAACACGGCAAATGGTGAGGCGGACATTGCTTTTGTACCAAACCTAACGACAAATAGAACCTACTATTTTACATTCATGTTTAAGGTTGCAATATAAAAGTAAAAATCTTATAAAAGGAGGAGGAACAGGAGATTATGATGCCAGAATTATCAAAAGAATTAACAGACAGTCAATGGAAAATAGTTCTACAAAGTAAGACAATAGAAAATTCTTCGGATATAAACCGCCTGAATAAAATTGTACTGGATGGGAATGGTGAATTGCCGCTCAGGGAGCAAGTCAGGAACAACACCAAGTTCATCGAGGAATTTAGGTATTGGATCAAGTTTATCTTCGGGGCAGTAATTCTTCAGAGTCTGGGGCTAATAACTGCCGGGATTTATATGTGGATCAGGCTAGCCCCGATTCTCGAAAAACTATCCAATGCACCCTAGGAGGTAGTATGACAACGAGACAACCAAACAAAGGGCAGTGGAAGAAAGGGCAATCAGGGAATCCTAAAGGGCGAGCCAAGCTGGGTGAGACCTTGGCTGAGAAGTTCAGGGATGCAATGGCTGAGAAAGTCAACGGCGACTATTCAAAATTGGACAAGCTAATTGACAAGACGATTGACATGGCTTTGAAGGGCAACCAGAACGCCATTGAATTTGCGCTGGCGAGAGGCTGGGGCAAGTTGATCGACCGTGTGGAATCTGTCAACACCAACTTGAATACCAACTATGATATTACCCAGTTGCCGCTGGAAGAAAGACGCAAGTTATTGGAGACTTTGAAAAGTGTTAGAAAATCTGACAGCACTTAAGCTGCCAAGTAATTTCGAGATTGCTTTGGAAGCATCCATTTTGAAGGACAGCTTTCACGATTTCGTGAGAGAGTCCTTTCACGTTGTTGAGCCTGAAATACCCTTTATTGACAATTGGCACATTCGGGCAATCTGTACTTACTTGGAAGCCTGCTACGACGGACGCATACGCAATCTCATTATCAACATTCCACCCGGACACATGAAGTCCCTATTGGTCAATGTCTTCTTTCCTGCTTGGGTATGGACAAAAGACCAATCCAAACAATTCATTTTTACATCCTATGGGGAGGACTTGGTGGCGAGGGATAGTGCCAAGTGTAAATCCCTTATAGAAAGTCAGTGGTATCAAGACAGATTTCATGTTGAAACATCAAAGTCCCCTGATACCGCCACCAAGTTTGCCACCACGAGAGGTGGACACAGGTTGTCCTTTGGATTTGGTGGGGCGGTGACAGGGCATCATGGTGACTTCATTTGTATTGATGATCCACTCAAAGCTGCTGAAGCTGAAAGCAAGGCGGTTAGAAACAAGGTCAACGATGACTTTGATAATGCCGTCTCTAACCGCCTGCGTGACCCACAGACGGGTTGCCGCATCGTCATCATGCAAAGACTTCATCAGGACGATCTGGTTGGACATATCCTTGAAAAGAACCTGAACTATGAAATGCTTATTCTTCCTGCTGAATATGAGGGAGTAAGATTCCATAGTTCCATTGGATTTGTTGATCCCCGCACAGAAGCGGGAGAGTTACTTTGGGAGCAAAGGTTTGGCAGGTCAGAGATTGACGAACTGAAGAACACTCTCTCTGAGCGGGGGATTGCCGGACAGCTTCAACAAAGACCTGCTCCCCTGCTCGGTAATATATTCAAACGGGAATGGTTCAAAAACAGAAGCAACGGTTTGGGATGTATCGCTCGATATATTTCATGGGACACTGCCGCATCCGTCCAAGATTCAGCCGCTTATTCCTGCGGAGTGGTTGGAGAATTATCCCCTGATTATCGTCTTTTTATTCGTGAAGTGTTTAGGGAAAGACTGGAATTTCCACAACTGCAATATCGAGTAGAGGAACAGGCAAACCGTCATAAGGACAGGCGGGACTTGCGTGGAATTATCATTGAAAACAAATCCAGTGGAACACAGGTCATCCAGTCCTTGAAACAGACATCAAACCTGACAGACTACATCATTCCCTATAATCCCAAGGGGGACAAGACTGTCCGACATTACAATGCCGCCAAATGGTGCGAAAAGGGCATGATTATTCTCCCTGAACCCAGCGATGAGTTCCCTTGGTTGCCGGATTTTGAGGATGAAATCTTTAGCACCCCCAACACCAAATTCCTAGATCAGTCTGATGCCTTCTCTCAGTTGGTTGACTATCTCAGTCACTATCTGGAAGAAGGACTGCAAGCAAGAACGAGGAGATAAACATGGCAAATAAATTCTTTACTACGATATTTGATTTCATTGCAAGCTGGCGAAGAAACGCTTCTGCTTCCACATCTCAATCGAACGTCTTTTCTGACGACCCGATTGGCGTCTACGATGTGTTGGAAACCCTGTACGACAATGACACGCCTTTATATGCAGGGGATACAACCCGACGCCTGCGAACGGTGGTCAATCGGTCTGTGGAATTTTACACATCTAAAATGATCCCCGGCGATAAGATAACCATCTCACCCACCAACAAAAAACCAGAACTTACAGAAGCCATACAGACGGTTCTTCGTACATCCAACTTCCAAGCGAATAAACCTGCCATGCTTCGTTACCTTTCTCTCTTTGGAGACCAGTTCACAAGGGTCAGAGGTACAGAAGAAAAAGTTCTATTGGAAAATCTCAAGCCCCGCTATGTGACAGACTTTACAGAAGACTCAAGAGGCTTCCTGCAAACGATTCGTATTGACATTCCCACTACTGACCAGTATGACAATCCCATTACATATACAGAATATTGGGACATGGATGGTTATCGGTCTTGGAATCACAACCTATCTTCCAGTGAGCCTATCGAAAATTTGGGCACACCGCTGGTAAGCGTTACCCTGTCTGAACTGGGTACTGATTTCATTCCCATCGTCCACACCAAGTTCAAAAATACGGGAAATTTACGTGGACAGAGTTGTGTCTATCATGCGCTGGATAAGATTTATGAAGCCAACCGACTGGCTACCCGCCTGAACGATTTACAGTTCAGACACAATAAACCAGTGTGGGCTGTAACAGCAAACGACAAGGATGGGGATGGTCGTCCTCTACCTCCCCCATCTCTAAGGACATCCGGGACTGGCGCAAATGCTACTGAAGCACAAAAAGACAAGGAATTTGTGTTGGGCGATATTGTCAGTTTACCGGGCATGTCCAAGATTGATTCTCTCATTCCCGGTATCAACTATGAACACGCGCTGAGAGTTGTAGATGCACAAATGGTAGAACTGCAAGAAGACCTGCCTGAACTGCGTTACTATTCCATCCGTGACAATCAGCAGTTGTCGGGGGAAGCCATTCAAAGACTTCTGGGTGCGGCGGTTGATAGAGCATTGGAAGCTCGCAACAACTTTACTGAGTCCTTGAAGCGTATGAACATGATGGCATTGACCATAGGTGTCTTCTTGGGACAGTTCCCTGTCACCCTCGGTTCGTTCGACAATGGTGATTTTGAGCATGACATCATAATAGATCAGATGTTCGGAGAAACGATAAGCACTCGATCAACGACCTTCAAAACCCTGACAGATGGAGGGATGCCGATGGTGACAGCCATGCACAAGACTGGCTTCTCTGATGAAGAGATTGCGGAAGCCACCGAAGAGAAGAACAAGGAGCGACAGATCAGGAACGACGATCTTGCAAACTCTCTGCTCTCTTTCAACAGAGGTAATTAATGCCTGACGATTTCAGGCAGAAGTCTCATCTCGTCCTGCTGTCCTATATGGAAAGAATGGACAGGCGGGAGAAGATGGAGTTTCTGCAATTGAGCAGGGAGTGGGATAGGCTGTCTGAAACGCTGATGGGGATGATCGAGAGACTCAGTCAATTGGAAAACCTTTCACCCAATCAACTATTTCAACTTAATCAATATCGGCAGTTTCAGGATGAACTAAGAGTTGTTTCTGCTGGCTATGCCCGCTATTCCGCTGATGTCATTGCAGGTGAACAATATCACTTTGGCAGGATGGCATTAGAAGCATCAAACCAAATGTTGAGCCTGTCTGCCAAATTTTATGTGAAACTACCAATTGAATCCATCCAGAAGATGGTTGGGATCACATCCGAGGGGACTCCCCTTTTCGATGTTCTTACACAAAGATATGGCGACAATGCTCAGAAATCCATCAGCACCCTGATAGACAGCATGGCTCTGGGGCGTAATCCAATCCTGACCGCTCAGTTGATGGGAGCAGACCTGAATGGCAATCTATGGAAATCCATACAGATTGCAAGGACAGAACAACTGTTTGTGTTGAGAGAAGTACAAACCGACTCGTATATTCAGAGTGGTATCTGCATAGGAAAAGATTGGGTTGGAGAGCCTGATGCCTGTCCAGAGATTTGTTTGCCGGGAATTGAGAAAAACCCTTACCCCCTTGATGCAACGATGGATTCACATCCAAACTGTCGATGTGGATGGAGTCCAGTTATATAGGCTGATAGCGTGACATCCTCCCACGCTTAAAGCAATTCCCCTCCCTGAGATTTCGGGAGGGGAATTTTTTCATGTATAATACCCAACGGACTAACATCATAAATTGAGACAAGAAGAAAACGAAAGCCCCTGGAAATACGCTATGCCGGGGCGATGGCGGAATCGGCAGACGCAACAGACTTAAAATCTGTCGTTGGTAACAACGTGAGGGTTCGACCCCCTCTCGCCCCACTCTTTCATACGTCATTGCAAGCCTTCGGGAAGTAATCTCCATATAAGCATGGGATTGCTTCGCTCCCTGGGGTCGCTCGCAATGGCGTAAATGTTCTGAGAGGCTGATCCATGTTCTTTACCCGTCAACAGCTCGAAGAGATCGAAGACAAAAGCCTTGCACCCTATGGAATGCGAAGCAGGGACTCAAAGGGACGCGCCTATCTGGATAACGAACCGGACTACCGCACCTCCTTCCAGCGTGACAGGGATCGGATCCTTCACACAACCGCATTCCGGCGGCTCGAATACAAGACTCAGGTCTTCATCAATTTTGAAGGCGACTACTTCCGAACCCGCCTCACTCACACGCTGGAAGTTGCCCAGATCGGCCGGACGCTTGCGCGTGCCCTCGGCGGAAACGAAGACCTTGTCGAGAGCATTTGTCTCGCGCACGACCTGGGACACTCCCCTTTCGGTCATTCCGGCGAGGTGGTCCTCGCACGGCTCATGAAGGACTATGGCGGATTCGACCATAATAGACAATCGCTCCGCATCGTCACCGAACTCGAACAGCGCTATCCCGAATTCCCCGGCTTGAACCTCACCTGGGAGGTACGCGAAGGAATGGTCAAACACGAGTCGGAATACGACATATCAGATGCCCGCGACTACAGCCCCGAATTGCGCGGCAACCTTGAAACACAGATCGCAAACGTCGCAGACGAACTGGCTTATACAACACACGACCTCGATGATGGGCTTCGTTCGGGCATGATCACCCCACAGACACTGGAGGGCATCGCGTTATGGGAGATCCTGCGGGAGACCTACAACTGGCGCGGTCCCGATCTGGACGATATAGAACGTCACCGCATGATCCGTCAATTGGTTGGCATCATGGTCACAGATATGATCGAATCAACCGATAAACGGCTGAAGGAAAGCAAAGCCAAATCTGCGCTCGACCTTCAAAAGTTGAAACACAATGTGATCGGCTACAGTGAAGAAATGCAACGCCGCAACCGCGAGCTCAAGGACTTCCTTTACAAAAAGCTGTACCGGCACTACCGGGTTTCACGCATGCAGGTAAAAGCGGAGAGGCTTATCACAGAATTATTTAACGCATACCGATCCGAACCGTCCATGTTGCCCGACACTGTACAATTCTTCATTGACAAGCGCGGGCTGGAGCGAACGATCTGTGATTACATCGCCGGCATGACAGATCGATACGCCATCGAAGAACATCAGAAATTATTCAACCCACTGGAAAGACCGTAGAAAAGGAGGCGCAACATGGCTCAACAACATTACTTAACGCCGGAAGGTGAAACCAAACTCAAAGCGGAGCTCGCCGAATTGACGGGTTCACGCCGTGAGGAGCTGGCAGGACGCTTGCGGTCCGCCATTCAAATGGGCGATCTTTCAGAGAATGCCGATTATCACAAAGCCAAGGAAGACCAGGCTTTTCTGGAAGGCAGGATTCAGGAGATCGAATCCATACTGCGTTCAGCGGTCATTATCGAGAAAAAACAAAGCGATACTGTTAATGTCGGCTCAACTGTTACGATCCAGGAAGACAACTACGACCCGGAAACCTATTATGTTGTCGGCGCAAAGGAAGCAGACCCAAGAAAAGGGAAGATTTCCAACGAATCTCCATTCGGAACAGCTTTGATGGGGCACAAAGTTGGCGATATCGTCGAGGCAGAGACGCCCGGCGGCAAGGTCAAACTCAAGATTCTAAAGATCGAATAACCAGAACGTCCCGAAGGTTTATTAGATAGACCTTGTTAAATCAATCAAACCTTCGGGACGGTGATGATATATATTAAAGTAAACGGGACTGGCAAATTGCCAGTCCCGTTTTGATTCAGGGTGGATTCACTTTCCGGAACGGGGCCAGATCGCGAGTTCCAGAGTGATGCGCTCGAAATGGCTTTTCTGAGGCATGGCGCCTACGCCATATTCCATATCCACGACGGTCGCAAGGAGTTGGAGCGTCTCCGTTTCCAGCAATACCTGCTCCTGCGGCTTGACAACGATCAACTCGCCTTTGGGTTCGAGCCGGGCACGGATGTTTGGATCATTGTAGGCGTATTCAGACATCAATACTTTCGTGGCTGTTTTGATATCGTTCTTATCGAACAACCAGATCTCCAGCGCGGCTACCTTCTTCGGTTCGCCAACGCCAACAGTCTCAGAAACACCTACGCCGTACTCGCCAAGGAATTCGCCGCCGCCTGTATCGATACTGAACGATTCATCGTACAGATCATCCCCCAGCACATAGGTGGTCATGGTTTGCGTGATGGGTGGGGCAAGTCCCATTTCCTCGAAGTTCGTCCTCTCAGCCTGACGGCTAACTTCCGACGCCTGCATGACCGCAGTTACGGGACCCGAGTTTTTTCTAAGCAAACGATATAAATAAAATAAGCCAGCCCCGAGCAAAATAACGACGACAGCAATCGAAGCATAGAGGACAATATTGCTCAGTCCTGACGATTCTTCAGCAGGAGGAGTGGAGGCGATTGCTCCCTTGCGCGACTCAATGAGCTGACGAAAATCCTGAATGGATGGCTGGTCTAAATATCGTGGATCGGCCTGAACCCTATCAAGCGCGGGACCAGCGGCATCTCCAAGGTACTCCCAGCGGTCCTCTGCAATGTCCGCCGCAACCTGCTGGTTTGCATTTTTATTTGAACGATAGGAGTCGATTGCCATACGCAGATAATCATCCTGGATCGTCTGCTCCAAAAGTTCAGGGGTGGTACTTGAATATGTGACGGGCCAAATTCCCCAGCCGAGGATCAAGCCAAGGAGCAGACCCA